ATGGCAGCAATCGCTCTTTCTGTCGGGCATGTGCCAATAAAATTTAGATGTTCTGTCGTAGAGGAAAAGGATGATCCATCTAAAGGACGTAAAAAACAAGCTATCAACTTTATCCCCCGATAAGCAGGCGGAGATACTTGAACTTCTTGAACTGTATGAAAACGCAAAGGACAAGGAGGAATGTAGGGAATCGTTTCTTTCTTTCGTGAGAAGGGTCTGGCCTGCTTTCATTGCCGGGAGGCACCATGAAATCATGGCCAATGCCTTTGAGCGCGTAGCACGGGGAGAGCTAAAGCGGCTAATTGTTAACATGCCGCCCCGTCATACCAAGTCAGAGTTCGCTTCTTTTCTTTTCCCGGCATGGTTTCTTGGGCAATATCCAGAAAAAAAGATTATCCAGACAGCCCATACAGCAGAACTTGCTGTGGGATTTGGCCGTAAGGTAAGAAACCTAATCAATCAGGAAGACTTCCAAGAGATTTTTCCGGGCATATCCCTGTCTTCGGACTCGAAAGCGGCGGGAAGATGGAACACAAACAAGCGAGGTGACTATTTTGCTATTGGTGTTGGTGGTGCAGTCACTGGTAAGGGCGCTGATGTCCTCATTATCGATGACCCGCACTCGGAACAGGAGGCGGCACTGGGGGCTTACAACCCAGAAGTCTACGATAAAGTCTACGAATGGTACACATCAGGCCCAAGACAGCGCTTACAACCGGGTGGAGCAATCATAATTGTCATGACCCGTTGGTCCGTCAGAGATTTGACGGGGCAAATCGTGAAGTCATACACCCAAAGAGAAGGCGCAGATGAGTGGGAAGTCATAGAACTCCCAGCAATCATGCCATCAGGCGAACCATTATGGCCTGAGTTCTGGCCTATTGAGCAATTAGAGGCGTTGAAAGCAGAACTGCCCATTTCTAAATGGTCAGCACAGTATCAACAGGACCCAACATCAGAAGAAGGCGCACTAATCAAGCGCGAATGGTGGAATGAGTGGGACAAAAGCTCCTTCCCGCCTTGCGAAGCCATCATTCAGAGTTGGGATACGGCGTTCTTGAAGACTCAACGTGCAGATTACAGCGCATGTACAACATGGGGTGTGTTTAACTGGCCGGATGAAAGCGGTGTGTCCCACCCCAACCTGATATTGCTGGACGCATACAAGGAAAAGCTGGAGTTTCCAGATCTGAAACGTGCAGCCTACGACAAATACTGGGAATGGGAGCCGGATCAGATGATTGTCGAGGCAAAGGCCGCCGGTTCCCCGCTGATATTTGAGCTTCGGGCAATGGGTATTCCTGTAACGGAGTTCACTCCATCGCGTGGGCAAGATAAAATAGCTCGCGTCAATGCAGTGACAGACCTGTTTGCTAGTGGTAGAATATGGTGTCCGCCTACAAGGTGGGCAGAAGAAGTGGTTGAGGAGTGTGCTGCTTTCCCTGCTGGAGAGCATGACGATTTGGTTGACTCCACCACTCAAGCGCTTTTGAGATTCAGGCAGGGTGGCTGGATTAGATCTTCAATGGATGATTGGGATGACGAACCTAAATACAGAAGACCAACAGAATACTACTAACAATGAACATAGCGGAACATATCGTTTCGTAACTCATGGTGAGATAAAAATTTTTGAAGATACAGGATGGAAAGTGGTCAGTCGAATGGAAGGCTCCCACCACGCCCAGTATTCTGTTATCATGAAAAAGCAAGGCAACCCACAGGATTAATTAAATGGCTGTAGAAAAGCAAATGACCCCAATGGACATTGAGGGTATTGAAGACGAGCAATCTGATATTGATATTGAGATTGTAAACCCTGACGCTGTTTCAATTGAGACGGAAGAAGGGGGGATGGTTATTGATTTCACCGGGGAGGCAGCAGAAGATATATTGGGGCCGGAACATGATGGGAATCTTGCTGAGTTTTTGGAAGACGCCGAACTACAATCCTTGGCGTCCGAGTTGGTTTCAGATTTTAATTCGGACCGTCAGAGCCGCAAAGACTGGGCGAGATCATATGTCAAAGGATTAGACCTACTTGGCATGAAGATTGAAGAGCGTCAGCAGCCTTGGGCTGGCGCATGCGGTGTGTTCCACCCAGTTCTAACAGAATCAGTTGTTCGCTTTCAGGCACAGGCTATGGGAGAAATATTCCCGGCCTCTGGTCCAGCTCGTACCAAGATTATGGGCAAGATGACTCCTGAAAAGTTTGAGCAGTCACAGCGCGTTGAAAACGAAATGAATTATCTCCTGACAGAGGAGATGACAGAGTATCGTGATGAAACAGAGCAGATGCTATTCAAGCTACCGCTCGCAGGTTCAGCCTTCAAAAAAGTTTACTATGATCCATTGATGGAGCGTCCATGTGCAATGTTCGTTCCAGCGGAAGACTTTGTTGTCTCATACGGCGCTTCTGATCTTATGACATGCCCTCGCTATACGCATGTCATGAAGAAAACCCCAAATGAAATTGTAGAGCTTATGGTCAATGGCTTTTACCGTGACATTGATCTTCCAGATCCTGAGCCTGACTACTCTGACATTCAGGAAAAATATGACGAGCTTGATGGAGATGAAGCAATCATTGAGGATGATGATCGCTACACCCTTCTGGAAATGCATGTAGACGTTGATCTGCCGGAACCGTTTGATGATCCAGACGGAATCGCTCGACCATATGTTATCACCATCGATAAATCATCAAGGGAAATTCTTGCCATTAGGAGGAACTGGTATGAAGATGATCAGAAGAAAAAGAAGCGTCAGCACTTTGTTCACTATCGGTATTTACCGGGCCTCGGATTTTATGGGACGGGCCTTATCCACCTTATCGGTGGTTTGGCAAAATCTGCGACATCCATCCTGCGGCAGTTGGTTGATGCTGGCACATTGTCTAACTTACCGGCTGGCCTTAAAGCTAGGGGTCTTCGCATCAAAGGTGATGATTCGCCTCTCATGCCGGGTGAGTTCCGTGACGTTGACGTACCGGGGGGTGCGATACGCGACAGCATTACTTTCATTCCTTACAAAGAACCGTCATCAGTCTTGTACCAATTGCTCGGTAACATTGTCGAGGAAGGTCGTAGGATAGGATCTGTTGCCGATATCCAGATTGGTGACATGAATAACCAAGCCCCAGTGGGTACAACGCTCGCTTTGCTTGAGCGTAGCATGAAGGTTATGTCTGGTGTTCAGGCCAGACTTCATGCAGCTATGAAGAACGAGCTGCGTATCTTGGCAAAGATTATTCATGACTATATGCCTGAAGAATATGCCTATGAAATGGATGGGGACTTTGACCGCAAAGAAGACTTTGATGGTCGCATTGATGTAATTCCGGTTTCTGATCCAAACGCATCAACTATGTCACAACGGGTCATGCAGTATCAGGCGGCGCTTCAGTTAGCACAGCAAGCGCCACAGCTTTATGATATGGGTAAGCTTCATCGCCAGATGCTGGAGGTTCTTGGCATTCAGGATGCGGCTGATATTGTGAAGCTTCCAGATGAAATCAAGCCAGCAGATCCCGTGACAGAAAACATGTCTATCTTGAAACAAGAGCCAATCAAGGCGTTCATGTATCAGGACCATGCAGCTCATATCAGCGTTCACATGTCTGCAATGCAGGATCCAAAAATGCAGGAGCTTGTTGGCCAGTCACCATTTGCCAGCGCAATTCAAAGCGCTTTCGCTTCTCACATTACCGAGCATGTGGCCATGCAGTATCGTGTTGAGATCCAGAAAATGCTTGGTGTTGAACTTCCAAATCCAGAAGCTCCATTGCCGGAAGACATTGAGATTCAGGTAAGCCGCATGGCGGCAGAGGCAGCAGCAAAGCTTCTCCAGAAAGATCAGGCGGAAGCACAGCAGAAGCAAGCACAACAGCAGCAGCAAGATCCTTTGACCCAAATCCAGCAACGCGAGCTTGCCATTAAAGAACAGGAACTTCAGCACAAGATCCAGATGGATACAGCAAAGCTTCAGATTGAGGCGCAAGCTAAAATGGAAAACATTGAGCTTCAGAAAGATCGCCTTGAGTCTGAAGAGAAGCGAGATGGCGCAAGGCTTGGAGTCAAGATTGCTCAAGAGCTTGACAAAAACAAGGAAAAGGCAATATCAGAAGGAACTAAAATTGGACTTCAAATGGCAAGGGAGCTGACAAATGGCGGAGACAATGTATAGCCCGTTAAAGGATAAGATCAGAGACTACATGAATAGCGCGGCAGATCATCTGGCGTGTGGAGGTGCCACAAACTTTGATGAGTATCAAAGGATGGTTGGCAAGATAGAGGCCTTGGCTCTGATAGAAAGAGACATCTTGGACCTCGAAAAACATTATGAAGAAGATTAGTCCCCAAGGACTTCCGGGGCGGTCAACCCTAGTGTATATTGTAAACGTGGAGACTTACGGGTAGGACCCGCTAGGTAACTGTGAGCCTATAATCACTGCAAGGAAATCAGATGTATTCTGCAAGCAAAGAAGTCGGCCAAGAGGTCGCATCCAAAATACCAGAACCTTCTGGCTACAAGCTCTTAATTAAACCATTGGAAGTTAAGGAAAAAACCGATTCAGGAATCTATATGCCTGATGCTCTAAAGAATGCAGAGCAGACAGCATCTGTAATTGGTTTTGTTGTGAAAGCTGGCCCTGATGCTTATGGAGATCAGGATAAGTTTCCCAACGGTCCTTACTGCAAAGAAGGCGACTTTGTAATCTTCAGATCTTATTCCGGCACACGGTTTAAGATTGAGAAACAAGAGTTTCGCTTGATTAACGATGACACCGTTGAAGCGGTTGTCTCTGATCCGAGAGGTTATACAAGAGCATGAACGAGCCAGAAGAAAAAATGGAAATAGATCTAGACGCCTCAGAAGATCTTGAGTTGGAGATCGTAGACGATACTCCAGAAGAAGATAGGGGAAAAGCGCGGAGAGCAAAGGATGCTGACCCGCAAATACCCGAAGATGATGAGGTAGCAAACTACAGCGAAAACGTACAGAAACGCTTCAAACAAATGAAGTGGGAGTACCATGAGGAGCGCCGCGCAAAGGAAGAGGCGGCTCGTCTTCGGGAAGAAGCTGTAAAATATGCCCAAAGCGTTTACGCTGAAAATCAAAAGCTAAGGCAAACATTATCTCAAGGGGAAAATGTTTTGCAAGACCAAGCCAAGCGCAGGGTTGAGGCAGAGATAGAGCGGGCAAGATTTAATTATAAAACTGCTTACGAGTCAGGTGATCCAGATGAGATCATCAAAGCTCAGGAATTACTAACACAAGCTCAAGCAGAAAAAATGAGGCTTGAGAGCTATGTTCCTGTGCATCAATATGATCCTAGGCAAGAGCAAACAACTCACATACAGCCACAACCACAGCAGCCAAAAGTTAAGAAGCCTGACGCAGCAGCGTTAGAATGGCAGAATGAAAACCAGTGGTTTGGTAATGATGATGAAATGACTGGGTATGCGCTAGGCTTACATGAAAGCTTGGTCAAGAATGGGGTAAACCCAAACAGCCCAGAGTATTATGACCGCATTGACGAATCAGTTCGCAAGCGGTTTCCAGACAAGTTTGACGGACAAGACATTGAGGTGGCACGGTCTCGTCAAACTGGTTCCGTGGTTGCCCCCGCAAAGCGAAGTGCAAAAAAACCACGCAGAGTGCAACTTACCTCAACGCAGGTCGCCCTCGCCAAGCGACTTGGCCTGAGTCCAGAACAATATGCGGCGCAACTCTTGAAGGAGGCATCTTAATGTCTGATAGAACCCCACGCTCAAATGAGTCCCGCGACAAAGCGGAACGTAAAAAATCTTGGCAAAGACCAACAATGTTGCCTGATCCCGAACCACGCGAAGGTGTAAGTTACCGCTGGGTTCGCACATCTACCTTGGGTCAGAACGACAACACCAATGTTTCGTCTAAATTTCGTGAGGGTTGGACGCCAGTCAAGGCAGAAGATCATCCAGAATTACAAGTGTTGCCTGATATCGATTCCCGATTTGAAGGTAATGTTGAGGTTGGAGGATTGCTACTTTGCGAGAACTCAACCGAATATGTAGAAAGCCGTAGAGATGCCCATACTGAGATGAATAAAACTCAGATGGACTCTGTTGATAACAACTATCTACGTCAATCTGATCCAAGGATGCCAGTTCTGAAACCAGAACGAAGCACCAAAATATCGTAGTATGCACCAAGTGGCGCATACTGAAAATGAAATCGAGTAGAATAGAAGGAGAGACAAAATGTCTTCAGTAGCTGCTCCCTTCGGTCTGCGCCCGATTGGTCGTTTGGATAATGGTTCACAGGAAGTTTTCCGCCAGTATCCTATTGCTTCTGCCTACAACACTAATATCGCCATGGGTGATATTGTACAGCTTGTAGACGGCGGCACTGCAACGACCATCGAAAAGCAGTCCGCAACTGGCGATGATACCACAGCCATCGATATGGTTGGTATTTTCATTGGTTGTAAATACACAGACCCAAATACTGGGCAACTCACATTTAGCCAGCTTTGGCCTGCAAACCTTGTTGCGTCAGATGCAATGGCATATGTGGTTGATGACCCTAATGTTCTTTTTGCCATTCAGGCAGATGGCGCACCAACCAACATTGGTGACATCTATGGAAAGAACACCCTGCTAGTTCAGACCGCGCCAAACACCACGCTGAAAATCAGCCGTGTTGCTTTGGATATTTCTGAGCTGGATACAGATCCTCAAAACCCAATTCGTATCATCGATTACCTCGGTGGCGATCAGGGCGATGAGAAGGGTACAGCCTATCCGATTCTGGTGTGTAAGTTTAATTACCATCAGCACACATCAACAACTGGTTCAGCATAAGGAGTGTAACTGATGGCTATTTCACGCGCACAACTTCTGAAGGAACTGTTGCCCGGTCTTAATGCACTGTTCGGTCTTGAGTACCAAAAGTACGAAAACGAGCATGCAGAAATTTACGAAACTGAAACTTCAGAGCGTAGCTTTGAAGAGGAAGTAAAACTTTCAGGTTTTGGCGCTGCGCCAGTTAAGCCTGAAGGTTCAGCGATTTCTTACGACAATGCACAGGAATCCTTCACTGCTCGTTACAACCACGAAACGGTTGCAATGGGCTTCTCAGTGACGGAAGAAGCTATGGAGGATAACCTCTATGATGCTCTTTCTGCCCGCTACACAAAAGCTCTGGCTCGCGCCATGGCATACACCAAGCAGGTTAAAGCTGCGTCTCTGCTGAACACAGGTTTCACAACCTTCACCTCTGGTGATGGCGTTACCCTGTTCAATACAGCGCACCCAACTGTTGCTGGCGGTAACAATGCAAACCGTCCAACTGTAGCAGTTGACCTGAACGAGACCTCATTGGAAGATGCGGTCATCAACATTGCAGCGTTCACTGACGAGCGTGGCCTGTTGATTGCAGCTCGCCCACGCAAGCTGATCGTTCCACCTGCATTGATGTTCGTTGCAACTCGTCTGCTACAGACAGAACTGCGTGTCGGCACAGCCGATAACGATCTCAACGCCCTGCGTTCAAACGGTTCGATTCCAGAGGGCTATCGTGTCAATCACTACCTGACTGACAATGATGCGTTCTTCCTGACAACCGATGTTCCAAACGGCATGAAGCACTTTGTCCGTACACCAATGTCAACATCTATGGATGGTGACTTTGATACAGGCAACGTCCGCTACAAAGCCCGTGAGCGTTACAGCTTCGGCGTTTCAGATCCTCTTGGGGTCTACGGTTCTCCGGGCGCTTAATTGCTTTGAGACAGAACTTTTGACTGGGCGGCTTTCGGGCCGCCCTTTCTTTGTGTATAATGAATATGAACCTTGACAGTAAAGTTCACTTGAACTTTCTGACATTAGCCAAGACAAGGAGTTCCTCATGGCTTTATCTACCTTCTCAGGACCAGTCCGTTCAAATAACGGCTTCCAAATCCCCGTTGTAACAACCGCAAATTTGCCAGCATTTGGTGATGTCGCAGTCGGTACTGTCTACATGGTCAGCGACAATGGCGCTGGCGACAACGAGTATTGCATTGTGATCAACACAGGCGCTGCATGGGTAACTGCCGTTGGTGCTGCTCTTACATAATAGGAGTACACAATGTCCCAATCTGATGTATTTGCAGTAACTAACACGGCAGACGGTACAGTGTATGCTGGCCGCGCCCGTGTGCGTCAAATTCAGGTAAAAACAGACACAACAGGTTCCCCACAGATTGTTTTAAAAGATGGC